TCTAAGCTGGCGATCTGTTCTGTGCTCCCACGCTCCATATCGCTATCTGCACGATACTCTGTAAGCGCGTACAAGTCGTATAGCGCATTGAAGAACACCTTGACCCCCTGCCCCATCATCAGCCTCCATGCCAGGTAGAGGTACTTAGAGCGATCAGGCAGCACAGGGAAGTAGACAGCCTCTCTTGGATTAAGGGCTAAGCCTACACCAATGAGGGTGCGGTCCTTGAGAGATATTGTCTCGGTATCTATGGCAATGACGGAAGGTTGCTCATTCCTGAGGCGTTCTATGAGTTGCTCCTCATTGTAGTCGTGAGGACCAATGTAGGCTATGTCAGGCATTGGATGTGAGGCTCAACGATGGGGATGTAGGTCTGGCCCTTCTCCTTCCAAATCCACACAACGGTGAGGGGTTCACCGCAGCGGCTACAATTAGGCGCCTCCACTAAATGCGTCCTATACTGTAGAACTGTTCCTTAACACTACCCGACACCACTCCTGTTAGGACGTGGACATAGACTTCCCTCTTATCTCCACCCTTCCAGGTGATAGTGATGTCCTCATTGGGGACCTCAATACCAAACTTATCAATGAGGTCTAGGCGGATGGAGGCGCAGACCTGCTTGATGTTAGTCTTGTGGCGTTTCTTCATTGACCTTCTCTATTAGGAAAGCTACTTCGTCACCTTCCACAGATGCTCCTACCACTGTCTCGCCCCTATCTATCTTAACGTGGTCATAGAGGTAGAGGACCAGGCTAGGTATCAAGACCCTAACGTATCGCTGTCCTTGTCTAAGAGCCATCACTATCCAACCTTTCTGAGGATAAGTATATCCTCGTCGTCTATTGTCTTGAGTCCCTTAGCTGCTGCGGGTGCTCTATATGAGGACATAGGCTGCTTCCACTTCAACCACTCCTCCAACTTAAAACCATTCTTGGTAGCCTGGTCTATGATGCCGGTGGACAGGAATTGTCGCACACCAGCCTGCATATTATCCTTGCTAATGATAGCTATGCGGGCACCATCCACTAGGCGTGAGTGTAGCCTCTGATACACCCTTACCATCCCACGGTGGAAGTAGAACTTGTTAAGGCGCCCTAGGTTTAGGCTGGATGCTTGCTTACCCCCATAGGACTGGATAGCACCAGGGGTTATACGGTCGCTGTCTCTAGTCCTTGTCTCTCCACCTGAGCTAAGGGTATTCGCATAGGGCGGGCTAAAGATAGCAGCATCACAGAGGAACTCTATGTCCTGTAGCTTCTGGCGGCAGTCACCTTCATAGACCATGATACGGCCAGGGCCCTTGGATTGGAGGTACGGTTCTAACTCCACACCCAAGTCTATACCCTCCTTCCACATTTGCTGTGTCTGCTCTAGGATGTTTAGGTACTGAGGCTCTACCTCTATAAGAGCTATGTTACGGCCCATAAGTGCCCCTATGAGTAAGGTGCCTGTACCTGCAAAGGGGTCAATTATAGTATCTCCTGGCTGAGTGAGATACTCTACCAACTCCTTGATGAGGTAGAGGTTTGCCTTGGCTGGATGGTTAAATACCTCGCCAGGAAAAAGCCTCCTCCTCCAGGTGGTGTCTCTCCCAGGGAACATTATTAGGTCCATCTCTCCTTCGCGTACCCGTTCGTATTGTGCGGCAAAGACCTTATCCAACTAATACATCCTTTCGAGTACGGTGGTAAGGGTTCATCTGGCACTTCCAGCACATCCTTTGTTGGAGCACAGCAATCAGGCACTCAGGACTTATGCAGGTGTTATGACCACAGAACTCACAGGTGACTATGGTTCTCTTACGTTCTAGGCATATGTGGCACTTCTTTTCTCCTTTGACAGTCATACGTCCGGCCTCCCAATACCTCGCAGAAACTTAACTGCTATGGCCTTACCCATACCATCTATTGCTGCCAACTGCTCAGGACTGGCAGTGGCTACATTATATACAGTACCAAACTTTCGGATAAGGGCCTCAGCCCTGGCTGGTCCTATCCCAAGGTGACTACCCATACCCATGAGGCGCACTACCATAGGATTGGGATGGAAGGTCATCTCCTTAAGATAACGCTGAAACGTGGTGTGTCCTTCCTTCTGGTCAGCCTTATAAAACTGAGTTAGCATATTCAAGGTAGACCCGTAGGTGGGTGTCTGGTGCACCTCTATGTACTTACCTACCTCATACAACCATGCGTATGCTCCTTTCATAGGTCCCAGGAAATACGACTTGCCTGCATAGAAGAGGTGGCGCTTGCCCTTGGTAGTCTCCTTGAATACAGTTGTACCTGTTGGAGAAGGTACTGCCACGCCTTCCACTACGAGTATGAGTCGGACGTTAGGGTGGGCCTGTAGTTGCCTACGCAACTGGTTCTCAATACTGTCCAGGTCGGCGAGTATCTCGTACCAGGTTTTCCTCTCAACCTGCTGCCTACCATCCACGCCTGTCCACAAGTAGTCAGCATAGCCTTCACTGTTGAGAGGCTGTACCGCACATGGTATCACAGGTGATAGAGTAGGTAGAGCCTCAGCAGGTTCGTGAACGTCGATGCCGAATACCTCGCCACTAACCATTGGTCTTTTCCTTGTTCTCCATCCACTTAACCTTCCAGACGTGGTGGGTCTTGGCAGTACACTCGGTTGCTAGGCAGTCACACTCATCACAGTACCAGCGGCCGATAGGGTTCTCCATGTTCTCAGGCGGTGGTCCTATGAATAGACTGTCACGATGACGAGTCATCGGTATCCTCATCATGTACTTGTACAGGTACAGCCCGTATGAAGTTTTCAACTCCTATATCGAAGTCCTCACTGTCAGGTAGTTCCTTTTCATATCTCTGTCGGCTCACGCTAACCGCAGCCTGGGCATATTCAGGATGCCTTGTGGCAATAGCCATACCCATAATGATTCCGCCTACAAAATGGGCACCGAGAGTACAGTCTTTGAATATACCTACTTCGTAATCCATTGCTGCTTGTTCCCAAGGACCTAGGTTACTCATCCTTACCCTCCATGAAGTCTCGCAGGTCTTCTAGGCATATACGCATTATGCCTTTGCTAGGCCTGCTGACCTTTAGCCTGCCTGAGCTAACGTATCCCTGGACAGTGGTGTAGTGTACCTTGATGAAGTCAGCAGCTTCCTTAAGGGTGAGCCATGTACAGGACATTAGAGTCCTCCTGCTATCGCAATGATGGATACTGTAGTGGCAACACCTATCAATATCCCCTCTATAAAGGACATAAACTGGTCGCTCATCCTGTGTTCTCCTTTCCTTCTATTTTCATTTCATTCCAACTCATAGCTCCTGCCGTTAGCAACTCTAAGGCCTTCTCGTATCCTGTAGGACTTCTCTGAGCGAACAGGTGCATCATGTATTGTGTGGCAGCACCAAGGCTCGCTAAGGGAACGTCACCTGAGCCTGTCCTTAGGGTTACCTGGGTGGGTTCCCCTGGCTTGTCTGGAGGTATGACCCATATGCGGAAGTCAGGCTGAGCCATGGTTCCTCCTATCCAACTCAATCCTTCCTTCTGTTCCTATAGAGACTAGGCTAGCTAGCGAGTCCCAGGTCGGGTTAGACAGGATAGTGCCTTCCTGACCTAGGTTATACCCACACTTTCGGAGCTCACCTCTAATCTCCTTGTTAGCCTTGGTGGTGAGTATGGCTATGTCCACAAAGCGGTGAGTGTTGGCTAGGCCTTCTAGTATCTTCTTGCCTGTGAGCATCTGGACGACCTTGCCATCAGGGTCAAGGCTATCCTTTCGCTCGTCAGTTAGGTGATGTACAGCAATAAGGTTCTTGGGCCTGCCATCGACCCACTTAACTCCTGCTCCGGTGGTGTAGATGTCCCTGATGGCATCATTGACCTTGCCGTACTCAATCTGGATAAGCTGCTCCCTAGGTTTCAGGAAACCTCCTCTACCGTCTGATATAGGGTTGCCACTCTGGTCGTAGGCTGCGTTCTGTAGGTGCTCCAACCAGGCGCTGGCCTTGGTCCGCCTTGCTATGGTCATAGTGTCCACCACTATCGTAACTATCCTAGGGTCCGTGAACGCAGCAGCCATAAGGTTAATAGAGTAGAGCCATAGGTCATTATTGCCTCTGAGCCTCATGGAGTCCAGTTGGATAGGGCTAGGCAACTCAAAGATGGTTATGTCAAAGTCCTTCCAAGGAGCGTCAGCTTCTAGGTACGTCACCCCCTTAACATATGGTATAACCTCTACACTAACGTCCTTGAATAGCTCCTCGTACTTGCCTCCCTTGATAGCCCTCTCTATGCCCATATCAAAGGCAAAGCCTACTATGGGCATAGGGGCTGAGTAGGCAAGAGTGGTCTTGCCGGTTGCTTCATCTCCCTCAATCGAGAGTAACATTAGTATCTCCTTTCATTACGGCTCGTTTAGCTATTATTAGGTTGTATCATATGGTATATCATAAGGTAGCACTAAGCCAAACCGAATGGGACCTTACAATAACTAATCAAGCGCGATGGCACCGAACTGGGCCCGACCTGATGGCATAAGCAACACATTGTACCGAGTGTAATCCTAGGGAA